TGATCATTGCGCAGCCCCGTAAAACGCCAGAACGCGGCGCATTGCCGGACTTTTTCGGCACTCTGTACAAATCACATTGCGTGACGCATCGTAGGGCAGCATGAATTCCGGCGCTTCGGTTTTTTCTTCGGCGATTTGACGCGCCTTGCCCATTTCTTCACGCCAGGCCCGGTATGCGTTTTCACTTAAAAAAGCTCCATGCTTAGGCGTGCGGTACAAACCGCCCAAGCTCACCGCGGCATTGAAATAGCGCTGCGCTGTACGGCGAGAACCACCACCGAAAGCTGCCGCTTCATCGAGCGTCAGACGACCGCGTTCAAGCACCAGATTTAGAATTTTTTCCGGCAGGTCGGTTTTAAGTTTGTTAGCCATAAAATTTCCCCTTGTTGAAACTTTAATTAATTACCCGGAACCCCGAGAAATCCCCCGATCGGTAATCGGTATTTTCGTAACTCGACTGATGCACACCCTGACCGTCAGCAAGGCTGTGCGCGCATAATTTCAGCGTCAGTTCGTCCCACTTTTCGCGCAGCTTGGTGGGGCTTAGAACGTTACGGCACCAGAACGGATCGGCCTGAACACGTTTAAACAGGTCGCAGATTTGACGATGGGTGCGCCCGTCGATTGTGCGCATCAGCCGGATTTCGTTTGCCCAAGCGTTCCAGTTCGGTTCTTTGGGGCGTGCTACCTCCCCGTCAGTCTCTGCGGCTTTTTCGTAAAGCTGGCGAATGCGACCAAAAATCCATTCAGCGCACTTGTGATCTTCAGGCGTGCCCCACTTCCCTTTCGGTGAGGCGTTTTTTTGTTCAATGGATTCGCCGTCTGGGGATTCGCCAGAATTCCCGGACGAAGAGATCTGTTTTAATGATGGATCTGTAGTTACTGACGGATCGTGTCCAGATTCTGAACCCTCAGACCCCCGTATTTCGCCGTTTTCTGGACGTTCAGAACCTGAACATTCAGAATCTGAACGTCCAGAATTTGAAGGTTCAGGTTTTGGACGTTCAGAAACTGGCCCCTGATAACTTGCAGCGGCCTGACGCATTTTTTCGGTGTT